ATCAACTATTAGAAGTTTATTTAATGAAGATACCGAAGCTAGAAATAGGTTGGCCTCAAGAACTGCTAATGAACTAAAAAATATTGTTGACAATAAAGGTATGATCGATATTGGTTCTGGAACTGAAACAAGTGTTCTTGGTGGTATTGGTGTATCCAGAACAAAACTTAACCAAGCTATTGATATGTTAAGAATGGATGGATATGAAGTATATACTATTAAGACTGAACAAGTTACCAATAGAGGCAACTGGACAAATGTAAAAGTTTTATGTCCACCTGGAACAAAATATGCTGATGTTTATAAAGCTAAAACTAATAATGAAATTCATAACATTGTAGATTATGCTTCAGATATTACAAGAGATGATAATAAACCATCCGGTTTTATATATCCTAAATCACTAGATTCAAAGAGAATGGTTGTAAGATATGCAGAAGATGGTGGCGCTAATAAAGATGGAGTTGTTGAACTTAGAAGAGGTGTAAAAGACCTATCTTTAGGTGGTGCTTTATATTCTCAAGTAAGAATTTTAGTTGATGACAACTATTACATCAAAGGTATGGCTGTTTACGGAGATGATAAAGACTTCCCGCCAGGTGTTGATGTTATATTTAATTCTAACAAATTTAAATCTAAAATTGGAGATGACAAGCATAAAGCTTTGAAATCTATTGAAGAAAATATAGCAAAAGATCCTAGTAATCCATTTGGATCTGCTATTAAAGAAAATGGTGGACAATCATTTTATGAAGATCCAAAAGGAGAATATACAAATCCAGATACTGGTAAAAAACAATCGTTATCATTAATTAATAAAAGAAGTGATGAAGGTGATTGGGATTCTTGGGCTAAAGAATTGCCATCTCAATTCTTATCTAAACAACCAATGAGTCTTATTAAAAAGCAATTAAAGATTTCAGAGGATGATAAACAACAAGAATATGACGAAATAATGTCTTTAACTAATCCTACAGTTAAAAAAGCATTATTAAAAGAATTTGCTGATGATTGTGATGCAGCCTCAGTTCATTTGAAAGCTGCTTCATTACCTGGACAAACTTATAAAGTAATATTACCATTAACAAGTATTAAAGATGATGAAGTATATGCTCCACACTTACCTAATGGTACAAAAGTAGCTTTAGTAAGATTTCCTCATGGAGGAACATTTGAAATCCCTATTTTAACAGTCAATAATAAAATAGAAGAAGGCCAAAAAGTATTAGGCAATACACCTAGTGATGCCGTTGGAATTAATAAACATGTTGCTGATAGATTATCAGGAGCAGATTTCGATGGCGATACAGTAATGGTTATACCAACTAATGATAAACTAAAAATTATGTCAAAACCTCCTTTAAAACAATTAGAGGATTTTGATACTAAATTAGCTTATGGACCAGAAGACAAAGTTACTATTGATGGTGTTGATTATGGTGTTAGAAATGGGTATAAATACAAACGTATGAGTGATACTCAAAAAGAAATGGGTATTATTTCAAATCTTATTACTGATATGACTTTAAGAGGAGCTGATGATGCTGAATTAGCAAGAGCCGTAAAGCATTCAATGGTTGTTATTGATGCTGAAAAGCACTGGTTGGATTATAAACGTTCTGAAATGGAAAATAATATAAAACAACTAAAAGATAAGTATCAAGGACACGTTGATCCAGAAACAGGAAGAGTTCGTTATGGTGCTGCTACTTTAATATCTAGAGCTAAATCTGAAGTTAGACCTAAAGAAAGAACTGAAGGTGCTTACTTTACAAAAGATGGCAATAAACGTGTCGAAGTATATGATGAAGAGAATAAAGTATACAAAGATCCTAAAACTGGTGAATTGTTTGACAATAAACAAGTAAGAAAATTATCAGCAGATCCAAATACTGGTGAAAAAGTGTATACATATACTAATGCTAAGTATACAAAGACAGGAAAGAATGGCAAAGTTGTAGAAAAAGATGCTTTAGCTAGAGTTAAATCGACTGCTATGGCTGAAGCAAAAGATGCTATGGAATTAGTGTCTGCTACACAAACTCCTCAAGAATTAGCTTATGCTGATTATGCTAATAAACTTAAAGCTTTAGCAAATGAATCAAGAAAACAAATCTACATGATTGATGACATTCCTTATTCAGCTCAAGCAAGAAAAGAATACAAAACAGAAGTTGATTCTTTAGAGTATAAATTAAATCAATCATTAATCAATAAACCAAAAGAAAGACAAGCACAAATGCTAGCTGATTCTGCAATAGCTGCAATATTGAAAGAAAATCCAAATTTGGATGACGATCATAAAAATAAAGTTAGACAAACAGAACTAATGAAAGCTAGAATTAAAGTTGGTGCTAAGCGTAATGAGATAATGATTAGTGATGATGAATGGAAAGCTATACAAGCAGGTGCTGTATCAAAGACTAGGTTGGAAGCTATTATAGCTAATGCTAATTCTGATAAATTAAAACAATTAGCTATGCCTAGAAATGCTATGGTTCTTAGTCCAGCTAAGACATCTCGTATCAAGTCTATGGCAGCAATGGGGTATACTACTGCCGAGATAGCTAAACATATAGGTGTATCACCTAGTACTATAAACAAATATTTGACAGGAAAGGAGTAATGTTATGTATAATCCAGTAAGAATTACAACAGTTGAT